GAAGTTGGTGGCATACACGCGGACCGCCGACGACAGGTTGGTGCCAACAGCGTTGTTGGACACGGTCAGGAGCAGCGTGGTGTTGTCGATACGCGACAAGTTGCACGTGCCGCTCGGCTGGTGCTGCTCAGGCTGCAGGGCAAACGAGTAAACGTTGATGCCGACAGCGGGGATGTTGGTGTGGTGCTGATACGGCTGAACCAAGTTGAAGTAGTTGCCGTCGCGAACCTGGAAGCGGTCGTGACCGTTGAGCTGGAGGAGCGCGGTGATGGTCGGGTTCTTGCCGGCCATGCCCTCGACGCGGGTAACCGAGTAGCCCGACTCGAGCACCGAGCGATCCCACCAGTCCGAGTAGTTGAACGGCTGCTGGCCCTTCCACTGGTTGATGATGGCATCATCGCACGACACGTAAGAGTCGCGCTGGACGACCCAGATAAGCTCCTTGCACGGGTGGTTGAAGTTCAGCTTCAGCTTGTTGGCCGACGAGGTGATCGACTCCTGGCCAGTGTACTGGAGGACATCAATCAGGTACTCGTGCGAGACCTGGGCGAACTTGCGGCGCTCATCGGTGTCGAGGTAGATGTAGTCGACATAGAGCGACGCGGCCGCAAGGCCGCACTGGCCGACACGGTTGCGGATCGAGTGCGGGTCCGCGGAGTTCGAGTAGTCCCAGCACAGGTTGTTGAGCGAGTTGAACTCGAGGTTGATGCGCACCTCGTGATACTGGAGGGCGATCAGCGGCAGAGCCAGACCCGGGTTGCGGCAGAACCAGAACTGCAGCGGGATGTAGAGGGTGTACATCGGGGCGCACGAGGTGATGACCTCGGAGGTGAGCGGCTCACCGCCATAGCAATCGTTGTCGCACGACGAGCCACCCTGGTAGAGGAGGTTCGTGAGCTCGGGCACGTTGCCGACCATCTTGGCATAACCGGCCTGCTTACCAGGCTCCTGGGTAAGCTCGTTCCAGATGTGAAGCCAATCACCGTAGTGCTTGTCAATGCGCTGGCCACCGATCTCAATCTCGACATAGTCAATGAGGTTGTGACCGATCCAGTTGAGCCAACGGAACTGGGCGCCTGAGCCGTCCGATGACTGGAGGGCGACCTGCGGCAGGGTGGCCTGGAGATACATGCGATGGATGAGATCACCGTTGCGCTGGATAGTGCAGGTGACCTTCTTGCCGAAGTTCGGGGCGCCGTTAAACGGGTTCTCGATGGACTCCATGGCAAAGTTGGTGTGACGTCTGTAGACCACTTTGAAGACAAAAAAAAGTGAAAACCCTCCCTTTCGGGATATTTAGAGGACGTCAATCACTCAAGGGATTGGACTATAACTTAAGCATGTTGTGCGCACATGATGCGCATTTCACACCCACTACCATTTAGTCTCTGAACTGCATTCATGCGATAGGATAACCTATCGTGTAGAACTTGGCTGCGGATTGCCCATTTCGCGCGCGCTGCGCTTATCTTTCACATTGTTACGATCTCTGAGTTATGTTCTCAGCCATACCCCCTTTTCAAGGAATACTTCGTAGTGAAAGCTTTAGGGTGTTCCCGCAATTTGACAGTGTCGCAATTCCCAGCATGGAATCACTAGTGACTGTGGTGGATGAGATCATTCTGCGATCTCATCATTTGGAACCACTAACGGACTTAATCAGATGAATATACTGTCTTATCATCTGCCGGTCACTTTTCAACCCCCTTCAAAATGTCGAGGTAATCTGCGGGTTACCAGTCAGGTAAACGTCTTGGGCGCCATAGGCTACGAGCTGCATCAAACCACCTCCAGTCATTTTCTATACCTTCAGAACACAAAATAATTTTGGCCAATCGCGCGTTTTTTACTTTTTTGGGGCTTATGCCGTAGAGGGCACTTTTTCTAAAAAAACCCCTCTGCCGGACATCTCTTAAAATTGAAAGACACGACTTCTTTTTAAACCAACCAAATAACAATGGCAGCCATGGCAGAAGCGAAACCCAAAAGAGTGCGTGCGAAGTGTGAACATGGTAAGGATCCTTACCACTGTGTCCCTTGTGGTGGAAAAGGGATCTGCGAACATCAACAACGAAAGACAACCTGTATCCAATGTAAAGGATCGGGCGTCTGTGAACATGATCGGATTCGCTCTCAATGCATTCCATGCAAAGGGAGCCGAATATGTGAGCATGAGCGGATCAAATCTACATGCAAGGAGTGCAAAGGAAGCCAGATCTGCAAACATGGACGGCATCGAAACGTCTGTAAAGAATGTGGTGGAAGTTCCATGTGTGAACATGATCGATATCGGTATTCGTGCACAGAATGCAAAGGAGCCGGGATATGCGACCACGGAAAACGAAAACAGTGCTGCAGTGAATGTGGAGGAGCCTCCCTATGCGAACATGGGCGTCAGCACGCCCAATGCAAGCCCTGTGGCGGATCATCGTATTGCGAACATGACCTCTTTCGTACCACTTGTATCATCTGCACGCCCGAAGTAGCCTGTCAGAACTGTCGTATGGTTTATGTGGGTGGAATCCTTTCCCGATGGAAACCCTACTGTTTTCGGTGTCACTGTGTGCTCCATCCAGACGAAGACATTCCACGACGATTTCGCTTGAAAGAGCATGTCATTATGGAAGCCATCAAAGAGCGCTATGGAGAGAGCCTCACCATCGTATGCGACAAGAAGATTGAAGGAGGATGCTCTCGGCGAAGACCCGACCTTTTCATCGATCTAGGATCTCATTGTATCATCATTGAAGTGGATGAGAATCAACATCGTCAGTATTCCTGTGAGGAAAAACGGATGATCGATCTGTATGAGGATATTGGATTTCGGAAGGTGGTATTTCTGCGGTTTAATCCTGACTCTTACCAGGCGGAAGATACGCGTCGCCCCTCTCCGTTTTCCTTTACCGAAGCAGGGACCCTTTCAGTAGATCAAAAAGAGTTCGATCATCGCATGCAACTCTTGAATGAACGCATACAGGTATGGACAGAGGCCGAGCCTGAAGAGCAATGGACGGTGGAATATCTCTTCTACAATATGGGCGGGGGACACTTCGTTTCCCCCGTGCCCCCTCTCCATTAGCAAACAGTGTGTCTCCACGAGAGAGGGGTGTGGGGACGGAACGTCTCCACTGGGGTGTGGGGACACCGAGCCGAAGGCGACAGTGTGTCTCCACAGGGTTTAAAAACCCCCTTCTGTTACCGTGTAACGGTCATGAGTGATAGCGCATTTTTTAAGGTGAAAAATTCAAAGCGTAGTAATCCTGAAGCGCGAACCACCTTAGATGCTATCCATCATCAGCGTATTCAGCAGATGGCCGAACAAAAGGAAAACATCGGTGAATTCAAAGAGGAGCTCGCACAACTTAATGAGAAAATCGGACGTGCCACCACCGATATGGAATTGTGGAAACTAGAGCGGGACAAGGAGCGACTAGAGAAACGAATCAAAACCATCGAAGACGGCACAGATGTTATGGATTATTATCTGAGAACAGGTGATATCCTATACAATTACTATGATATCCAGGATCAAATCCAACAGGGCACCCAAACCTATTCTGCGAGCAAGGCAAAGCCAGGATCCATTTTGGCGATTCTAGAGGAAGTGGCATTGGAAGAGGGGAAGTCCACCGTCGTGGCAGATTCGGGAAAGAAGGGATTTCAACGAAATCAATTGCTGAATGATTATCTTCAACTGGAGGATCCCTCGATGGCCCGCATGACCGTGGAAGAATACGATGATCCATGGACACAATGTGAGAACTGTGGAAGTGAAATGATTATGTGTCTGAATGAGGCGAATCTAACGTGTTCTACCTGTGGAAAGCAGGAATTTATCCTTGTAGACAGTGATAAACCCTCGTATAAAGATCCCCCTCGTGAGGTTTGTTATTATGCTTATAAGAAGATTAATCACTTCAATGAATGGTTGGCGCAATTTCAGGCCAAAGAGAGCACAGAGATTCCCTCGGACGTCTATGATGCCATTTTGGTTCAATTGAAGAAAGAGCGAATGACCAACATGGGAACCTTGAAGCCCACCAAACTTCGCGAGATTCTGCGAAAGATGAAATGCTCCAAATATTATGAGCATATTCCCCATATTATTAATCGCCTGAATGGCCAACATGCCCCCTTTATGTCACGGGAAGACGAGGAGAAACTGCGTCATATGTTTCGTGAGATTCAGCCCTCGTTTAAAAAGCATTGTCCGAAAGGTCGTCGCAATTTCTTGTCGTATGGATACGTCCTCTATAAATTCTGCGAGTTGCTGGAGATGGATGAATATCTGGCATGCTTTCCGCTGTTGAAAAATCGAGATAAACTGTATTTACAGGATAAGACGTGGCAACTCATCTGTGGCGATCAGCGTTGGGCTTACATAAAAACGGCTTAAGGGTTTAGAGATTTTCTCGTTATTTCTAATAAAAATTGACTGATCGGTATAAACTCAGAAAAGGTATTAGACAAATAATAGAGACCTAAAGAGTGGTGGACTGATATACATAGGAACCATGGCGGAACAAATGGCACACATCTATCGTCTTCTGTGTGAAGATGGTAACTATTACATAGGAGCAACGATACAGTCGTTGTCATTGCGCTTTAATACTCACAAGCATCTTTCCAAGACCACTCTGAACAAAATCTATACTCACCTGAATGAAGTGGGATGGGAGAAGATCTCCATCGAATTGATAGAGGAATGTCTTTCTACTGAAAAAAAGGCACGCTTACAGCACCACATTGATTCTCACGAGGACGATCCGCTTTGTTTGAATTTCCTTGAGATGAATATGTATCGGCGTGGTAAGATCTACTCCATGAAATGCGAAGATGGCCATTATTACATAGGCTCTACTATACAATCTCTCTCCGCATGCTTCCAGCATCACAAGGAGTTTTCAAAAACACATGACACGCGTGTTTATGAATATTGTAAACAAGTGGGGTGGGAGAATATTACTATGGAATTACTAGAAGAGTATCCGTGTGATTCCAAGAAAGAATTAGATGAAAGAATGGATCACCATCTTCTCACGCATGAATTGGACTTTCTTTGTTTAAATCATGAGTTGGACATGAGTTCTGAATTTGAGGAGATGTCGAATGATCATGCTGATCCCTTAGAGGATCCATATGATAGTGATGACTCTCTCGAGTACGACGATCCAGAAGATCGCTATCAGCATGGCAAGATATATAGACTGGTATGCGAGGATTCACACTTTTACATTGGATCGACTGTGACATCGTTGGAAAAACGTTTTGGATGTCATATGTATTCAATTGAAAAACGATTGTGTGGTGGAAAATATAAGTATTTGTATACGATTCCTATCAATGAGATATACATCGAACTCGTTGAACGCTTTCCATGCGAGACGCGAGAACAATTACGTAAACGAGAAAATGATCACATTATTCGCTACAAAGATCACCCTCTCTGTCTGAATACATATCATGCCTATCAAGACGAATATGATAAAAAAAGATATCATGCGGCATATTATAGAAACCATAGAGAATCTATAAAGAAGGACCAACAACAATACTACGAAGAGAATCGAGAGAAGATCCTCGCCTATCATGTCCGATATTCCGAAGAGAACGCGGATCAAATCAAGGCCCGCCGCGATGCTTACAAAGCCTCCCACCGTAAAGAGCTTGCTGAAAAACAACGCGCCTATGCGAAGGAACACCAGGAGGAGGTCCGTATCAAACAGAAAGAATATCGCGACTCCCACAAGGAGAAACTACAGGAATATTTCAAGACCTATGCCGAGAACAACAAAGAGGCGGTTGCCGCTAGAAAAAGCGCATGGGCACAACGAAAGAAAGAAGAGACAAAGGAGGAGAGAGCGGAACAGAGTCGCATCAAACGAGAAGCACGGGAACAAAAGACGCAACAACGAATCACACATGAAAATACCATTGTCACGTGTGAGTGCGGAGGGACCTATCAGAATTATCGCAAAAAGAGACATGATTCGTCTGCCCTCCATATTCGGTTTGTCAACGAACATGCGACTGTATAAAGCTGTTGCGTTCTATTTTTTAAATCGTCAAAGAACCATCTTGCGAGCATTTTCAAATGTTCACCAGATAGATGGCATCCCTTCCCGCCCAAGTGATCTACCAATTTGTCATCAATCACATGGCACCGCTTCTGGCCTCCAGTGTAGCAGGAATGTCCTCTTATTTTTCAGGACGCAAGGACCCTACCCTCGTTCGTCACGATGTGGATGAAGAGCGAGAATTAGATATGCTTCATATGGATCGGCTTCTTCCATGGATGCGTATTATGTTTGATGAGCCTGTCAAAGAAACCGACACGATAGAAGCCCGACAGGCCTATAAAAAGGAACTTTACAGCGTCTACATGACGATTCGCTCTGATTATACCCAGTATCAGCAATGGAAACAGTATAATAGTAGTGTATGGGTCTTTTCCTCGTATCGCAAGAAAAACACGGCTGCGCTGGCAAAGAAGATTCTAGCGGACATCCGACTGTTTCATGAAGGGTTGAAACTATTCTCTATGCGTATGTAACGTGGAGACGCAAGCGTATGCTTCACAAACACACCCCTCTCCATAGGAGGAGACTAGGTATTAATACGACCCTCCACGGGGACACGTAACACACACCCCCTCTCCATAGAGCAAACGTGAAGCCTTAATGTTGGAACAGATCGATCCAGTCCTGGACGCCATTCCCAGCAAGAATCGTAGGCCGTTGATTTCTAATGAACAATTCATGTTTTCGCATGAGTTCCACTTGTTGTCGATCGGTCCACCATAGCGGTGCCGTGCTAGAGTAATCAAAGTTGATCATGCGTTCTTTCGGATACAAAAAGGTCTGTGTCTGCGCGCTACAAAATGCATTCATGTTCAACAGTCGTTCTTCCAAGGCGTCGATCGATCCCGCGTCCCATCCATAGAGAGTAGGCATCAAATCGCTCGCAAAAATGCATGGGTGGGAGAGTGTTCCATCGGCACAATAAA